GGTGATGTATATGATGTAGTATCGCGGATGGAAAACATAAAGGAGTTTAAAGATGTTAAACGCAGAGCAGAAGCAATTGCTCACGGAAGCAGCCGAGAGATACTATCTCAATCTCACACCACAGGCTCTCTCTTACCTAGAGGCACGCGGCATAACCCAAGCGATAGCAGCCAAGTACCTTCTTGGAAGCGTCGTGGAGCCTAGTGCTGGGCATGAACATTCTGTTGGAAGATTAAGTATTCCGTATCTTACGCCTACTGGCGTAGTGGGAATGAAGTTTAGGACGATAGATGATGGCACTCCAAAATACCTTTATCCAACTGGTCAAAAGGTGGGTTTATTTAACGTTAATGACTTGCACGTATACTCTAACACGATTGCCATTTGCGAGGGCGAAATTGATACGATTGTGTTGGCGGGTATCGTGGGCATACCATCGGTGGGAGTTGCTGGTGTATCTCAATGGAAACCGTGGTTCCCAAAGCTATTTGAAGGCTACTCAAAAGTCCTCATTTTTGCTGACAATGATGTCAAAGAGGACGGCAGAAATCCTGGACAAGAACTTGCTAAAAGGATCAAAGAAGATTTAGACAAAGCAACTGTAGTTATGTTGCCGGATAATCAAGATGTCAATGAGGTGTTTCTTACCCATGGTGTTGAATGGTTTCGTGATAGAATTGATGCATGAACAAGCCACGTTTGCTTGACCTATTTTGTAAAGCGGGGGGGGGGAGCATGGGATACCATATTGCTGGATTTGAAGTAATTGGCGTAGATATTAAGAAACAAAAGCGTTATCCATTTGAGTTTATTCAAGCAGACGTTCTTAATGTTTTTAAAGATAAAAATTTTTTAGCATCTTTTGATGCAATTGCTGCTAGTCCACCATGTCAAACTCATAGTTCTACACGTCACCTTCGCAATGCTCAAGGCAAAGGTACGGATAAAGTTGATCTTATTCCTCAAACTCGTGAGGCATTGGTTGATAGCGGTAAGCCTTACATTATTGAAAACGTTCCAGGTGCGCCTTTGATTGATCCAGTTCAATGTTGTGGATCTTCATGGGATTTAAAGGTACGCCGCCATAGGCTATTTGAAAGCAACGTAAAATTAGTTGGATCTATTTGCAAGCACAAAGAACAAGGCCGTCCAGTGGGCGTGTATGGCTCTATGAAGGATGAAATTCCTGGCGGTGGACATACTGCTAAGACAATTGAACAAGCTCGTGAAGCAATGGGAATTGATTGGATGATCTGGGGAGAATTAGTTGAGGCTATTCCACCTATGTATACATGGCATTTGGGTACTCAGTTAAAGGAGAAGTTGCCATTACTACTATAGCCGCCATTGAAGGCCCTGATTGGGTGATGATCGGAGCTGATTCTCAATCCTCTAGCGAAGATGGCTTTAGTATCAATATACCCAATGGCAAAGTATTTAAGAATAACAATCTTGTTTTTGCTATGGCTGGTTCAGTACGCGGCATCAACATTCTTGAGCATGACTTTGTACCACCACAGATCAATGGCAAGGACATAGACAAGTACATTACTAGGCAACTTATTCCAGCCATTCGTAAGGCTTTTTTAGATGCAGGTTATGAATTTAGCAAGGCTGAGTCTGCGGTTGAGCATGACAACATTATTATTGTGGCAGTCAAAGGCAAACTTTATTGCATCAATGAGGACTATTCATGGGAGCGTAACGCCGACAATCTCTATGTAGCTGGCAGTGGTGAGAAGTTTGCTCTTGGTGCTATGACTGCTCTTGGCGGTGGCACACTTATTGACGATGCAGTTAAGGCTCGCAAGATCATCACAAAAGCCTTACAAATCGCTAGTAAATACGACTCTTTTACCGGTGGCAAGATAACTGTTAACTTGATTCAGGAAGCCAAGTGAATGCCCACCTTTATGTATGGTCCAAAAGATGGCGCACAAGTGCCAGAAATTTTTTGGGTATTGGATCAGATTGAAATGGTGCAACACCTTACTGATGGCAAGCGTGTGATATACTGTTATGAGCTGAATGAAGCAGATAAAAACTATTATTTTAGAGGGCAATTCAACGACGATCTAGGGGGAGATGAATGAGTGAGCGAGGATATGGAAATAGCGTTAAAGTTATTGACCGATTTGGGATTCAATATAGTGAAGATACAAAGCCCAAATCAAATCACAATTCAAATCCCGCCTTTGCATCCGCAGTCTGGGAAGTGATGGATGAAATCGGTAATCTCCTTATTACGAAACAGCAGGACTATGGCCCAGGCAATGTTAATAACGCTTATGGTGGGCCTATCAACGGTCTTCTTGTACGCATTGGCGATAAGTTTGAACGTCTCAAGAATTTGTTCACAAGCAAGGAAACACCTAAGCATGAGTCTATTGAAGACTCGTTCAAAGATATGGCGAACTACGCCGTGATTGCGCTAATGGTACAGAGAGGTACTTGGCCCAAACAATGAAAACAATCGTAATCCTTAGTGACTTACAGTCACCCTACCATGATGTTGGTGCGACCAATGCTATCAAAAAATTCATCCGTGCTTATCAACCCGATGTAGTTGCTACATGTGGAGATGAGATTGATTTCCCACAGATCAGCCGATGGGAAGAAGGCGGCGAGGGTGAGTGGCAACGGGACTTAGGTCGTCATCGTGACATTACTGTTAAGTTACTAGAGGATTTAACTGTTGAGCATATGGTACGCAGTAACCATAGCGATAGACTTTACAATAAAATTAAATCAAAGGTGCCAGGGTTTCTTGGTCTACCTGAATTAGAGATTGAACAATTCCTACGCTTGGATGAACTAGGTATTGAATACCACCATGATCCATACGAGATTGCACCAGGCTGGTTACTCATGCACGGTGATGAAGGCAACGTACAACCAACTGCTGGTGCTACTGCACTAGGTTTGGCTAAGCGAGCAGGTATGTCTGTTGCTTGTGGACATACACATAGAGCAGGACTTACACACCATACACAAGGTTGGGCTGGTAAGACTAAGACCGTGTGGGGTATGGAACTTGGTAACCTAATGGATTATCGCTATGCTCGTTACATCAAGGCTGGTCTATTCACATGGAATAAAGGCTTTGGTATCTTGCATGTTGATGGACAAACAGTAATGCCACAACTTGTACCAATTGTAAAAAATTCGTTTACCGTTGAAGGCAAGGTATGGCGCTGGTAGAAATCAAACTTAGCCCTGGTGATGTTGCTTATGCAACCACCGAGGCAGTATCTAGATTCAATTACAATCGTGCCAAAGGCAACGATGCTTCACGTGGTGCTGCACCTACATGGGTAGAGCAGGTAGCTCGTGAAATATCTGGTTGCTTGGGTGAGATTGCAATTGCTAGATGGCAGGATAAGTTTCCTTTTACTTTATTTGCAGACCGTAAGTCCGGCGATGTCGGAGAGTTTGAAGTACGCACTACCGCTTACCAGACGGGTAAGTTGCTCATAGATCCAAGTGATAACCCAGAGCGAAAATATCTTTTAGTTACACTACCAAGCCATTACACCGCCAATATCATTGGTTGGATGTATGGATGGGAAGCACAAGATCAGAAGTTCTTTGATCCTAAGATGCGCTTTCCTTGCTATGCAATACAACAAGAATACCTACGCGATCCAAGGAGTTTAGTTAGTGGCTGATTGGTTACAAGAAGCAACCGACATTGCCAGCCAAGTAGCTCGCATCGTGCATCGCAAATACAATACCTACTTTGACGTGTCTGATGTCCGTCAAGAGTTGTTGGTATGGATCGTGCGTCGTGAAGAGAAGGTCCGTGCTTGGTTAGATCATAGCCAAGGTGAGGATGTATACAAGGGTGGCATGCGCCAATTAGGTAAGACATTGACTCGCCATGCTGATAAGTATTGTCGTCGTCGCAAGGCTCAATATCTTGGCTACCAATTGGATGATGAAGCCTATTATTCACCCGTTACTTTGAGTGAGTTGCTTCCGTTTGTTTGGGAAGATGTAGTTAATACTACCGATAGCACCAAGCCAAAGGTTGGTGGTGGTGG